TCGAGCCTGGCATCAAGTTCGACACGGTTTTGACGCTGATCGGTAAGCAGGGGCAGGGCAAGACTTCCCTTGTGCGCAAGCTTGCGCATGGCTGGCACTCCGAGAGCCTCGTGACCGTCCAGGGTAAAGATGCGATGGAGCACATACAGGGCTTCTGGCTGATCGAGCTCGGCGAGCTGGCCGCGATCCGCAAAGCAGATTTCGAGCTGGTCAAGCAGTTTATCTCCAAGCAGGAGGACTCCTTCCGTGCCGCCTACGGCCGCCGTACAGAGCGATATCCGCGTCAGTGCATCTTCATCGCGACGACCAATATCGCGGACTTTATCCGTGATCAGACGGGCGGTCGCAGATGGTGGCCGATGCAGGTGGATAAGGAGAGGCAGCGCATGTCCCATTTTGAGCATCTGACGGATGACGTTGTGGGGCAAGTATGGGCGGAGGCCGTCGACGCCTTCAAGGGCGGTGAGCCCCTGCATCTGGACGGTCGCATGGAAGCAATTGCAAGGGAGCTGCAGGAGGCGCACACGGACGAGAGCCCCTTGGCAGGGCTGATCTACGATTTTGTGGATCGGCCGCTTCCGAGCAACTGGGCAAAGTTTGACCTCGGAGAGCGTCGGGACTACATCCACGGCGACGGGCTGGATATGCCCGAGGGGGCAGTGCTGCGAGACCGGATTTGCGCCTTGGAGGTCTGGGTCGAGCTTCTGAACGGCGATCCCAAAAAACTAACTCGAACGCAATCAATAGAGATCAATGACATTTTGCGGAAGATGAAAGGCTGGGATCAACCGAGTGGGGGCATCCGATTTCCACATTACGGAGCCCAAAAAGGCTTTGTTCGGAAGAATCCGCTGCAACTTTAGAAAGTTGCACGGAGGGCAGAAAGTTGCAGTCGTGAGAACAAGATTAGAGAGATTGCAACTTTGCAACTTTGTGCAACTTTAGAAAGTTGCGGGCTAAACCTTAGAGAAACAAGGAGTTAGACTATCTGCAACTTTGCAACTTTGTTTGTATAGAGATATTCTGAATTAAGGATAGAAATACGAACATAATGTTTAATTTTCTTAAATCCGTAAATGTGTCGCGCCCGCCTGCGCGGGTGCGCACGCGCGTAACACAAAACGGTCTGTCTTGTCAAGAGACGGAGGAGGAAAAATGAAAAATATTTTTTCAGGGCTGTTTCGGTCCGACGAAACAATAACGGAAAAACAGGTTGATCGGAATTTCGTGAAGGCGGTCAAAGAAGCCGGCGGACTTGCCATGAAATTTGTTTCCCCGGGGCGCGTCGGCGTGCCTGATCGCATCGTGCTTCTTCCTGGAGGGCGCGCAGTCTTCGCGGAGATCAAGCGCCCAGGCGGGCATCTGCGGAAGTCACAGGAGATGGCTTGCCGAGAGATCCGGGCAAAGGGATTTCCGGTCTGTGTGATTCGCACGGACGCAGACATCCAGTTCTTCTGTGAGTACTTCCTGAATGGCTAAGAAATTTACGCCGCGCCCATATCAGCAGTATGCGATCCGACGGATCATCGACACCCCGGCCGTAGGCCTCCTGCTGGATATGGGCATGGGCAAGACGGTTTCGACACTGACCGCGATCGACGAGTTGATGTATGACCGCTTCGAGGTGCGCAAAGTGCTTGTGATCGCCCCGCTGCGTGTGGCCTTAAGTACCTGGCGCGACGAGTGCGAGATCTGGGCGCATACGCAAAACCTGCGTATCTCCATTGCTGTCGGTGATATGGCGACACGGGAGGCGGCACTGCGGGCAGACGCCGATATCTACGTCGTCAACCGCGATGTGGTCAAGTGGCTGGTCGAGTACTACCGCGACAAGTGGCCGTTTGATATGGTCGTGATCGATGAGTCGAGCAGCTTTAAAAATCCGGCGTCGCAGAGATTTAAAGCCCTGCGGAAGGTGCGTCCGCTGATTCGCCGTGTCGTACTTTTGACCGGGACGCCCGCTCCCAATGGTCTGATGGATCTTTGGAGTCAGCTGTATCTCCTCGATCGCGGTGAGCGCCTTGGCAGGACACTGACGGAGTACCGTGAGCGATATTTCCGACCCGGACAGCAGAGCGGATATGTCGTGTACAGCTATGACCTGCGCCCCGGTGCCGACAAAGAGATATTTCGCAAAATCGGTGACATCTGCGTCAGTATGAAAAGCGAGGACTATCTGACCTTGCCGCCGCTGATGCAGAACATTGTTAAGGTGCAGCTGCCGGATGAAGCGTTGGAGCGATACCGCGAGATGGAGAAAGAGCTTGTGCTGAGCATCGGAGACACGGACATCACTGCCGTATCTGCCGCCGCGCTGACAAACAAGCTGTTGCAGATGACCAACGGGGCTGTCTATGATGCAGAGAAAGAAGTTGTGCAGATTCACGGGGCGAAGCTTGAGGCGCTGGATGAGATCATCTCCTGCAACGAGGGCAAGAGCGTCATGGTGATTTATAGCTATCGACATGACCTTGACGCGCTGCGGAGGCGATACCCCAAGGCGCGGGAACTCAAAACCGCCAATGATATCCGCGACTGGAACGCCGGACGCATACCGTTGCTGTTGGTGCATCCGCAGAGCGCGGGGCACGGTCTCAATCTCCAGCACGGCGGGCACATCGTCGTCTGGTACGGACTGACGTGGAGCCTCGAGGCGTATCAGCAGACCAATAAGCGCCTGCATCGTCCCGGACAAACGGAGCCCGTGATGCTGCATCATCTTGTTGCGAAGGGGACGATCGACGAGGATGTAATGCGGGCGCTGGAAGGCAAGGCCGCAGGGCAGGAGAGCATGCTGGATGCGGTCAAAGCAAGGATAGAGCGCTACAAGGCGCGATAAGGAGGACTTACAATGCTTATTTTCATGAAAAATGCGAAGAAATTTCTGGGGTCTGGCGAGAAGCTGTCTGCATTGCACTATCATGCGGGGCGTGCGTTTGCAGCTAATAGCTGCAGTCTTATCTGGACCGAAGACAGTTCTGGGAGAGAGGGCTCGTTCGACGCTGAGAGCGGTGCCCTTCTTGAGGGTGTCCAGATGCCGGATTTTGATAAGGTCGTCCCACAGGTGAGCAAAGAGCTTGCATATGCAACGGTACCTGTTGGAGAGGTCGCGGAATTTCTTGCCCTGCTGAAAGCGATACATGCAGGTGCCGCGCATTCGGAAGCGACGGATTATGTCCTGCTGGTCTGGCGTGAGGATGGGTTTTGGATGCATGCACGCGGGCCGAAGCTTCGTGCGGACTACACTCTTTCAGGGAAAACGCACAACCTTGCGGCGGATCAGGTGCGCTATACGGCAGTATGTGTGAAACTGCTGATTCCGATCGTCGAGTACTTCCGGCAGCGAAAGACGGCGATCCGGTTCTATGCTTCGGAGAAACACCGGACTGCGTTGCGAATGGATGCAGATGCAGATTATGTGCCTGCATCCGGTGCGGTCCTGGCACCGGCATTCAAGCTTGAGGAAGGTCGTTGGGATGATGTAATTCCCAAAGCTACGACGTGAGGAGGAGCACAATGGCAGAACAGAAATATCCGCAGAGCGCGGAACAGAATGAGTACAGATACATTGATTTTGAGTGGCTGGATGAGATCGCCGAGGGGTTGACCGCAGGCGCCGAAAAGCATCCGGGCGAGACATGGCGAAGTATCCCCGCGGAGGAGCATGCAGCGCGTGCGCTACGGCATCTCTCGATGTGGCTCGCTGGTGATCGGAGTGACAGTCATATCATCAACGCGAGTATGCGCTGCATGATGGCGCGGAGCATGGAGCGCGAGGAGCCTGAAATCAGCAAAGAGTTACTAGAGCTGATGAGTAGGAAGGCGGGGATAAAATGCTGAACTTCTGGGATTTTATGGCTATTGGTGCCGTTTCGGTTTTTGGATGGCTCATAGTGGACAGCGTAGCGAATGCGATTCGAGATATTTATACGAGCAGGAGGGACTAGAGATGCGAGAGACCAAATTAAGGGCGTGGGACCCTACGTCAAAAGTCATGTATCCGGTCAAGAGACTCCTTTTGGATAATATACGCCTGATGCAACACACAGGGCTTCAAGATGAAAATGGGACCGGAATTTTCGAGGAGGATATTCTGACGGATGGAGACGAAGACTATCTGGTTGAATTTAACGAAGGGGAATTTATGGCGGTCGCAGATGGATTTATGTGCCCATTAAGCGAAATTGCAGATCAGGTTATTGTCATTGGTAATCGGTGGGAAGATCCGGAGATAGTTCCAACGTGTATCAAGGAGTTCGCGAGCAAAATGATTAGGGGATGGACATGATAAATACAGGAATGATGACCAGCAATTAGAGGAGGAGAAGCGGTGAAACCAATTCTTGACGCTTGCTGCGGATCCAAAATGTTCTGGTTTGACAAAGACAATCCTGCGGCCGTGTTCATGGACAATCGCAGCTTTGCCCAAAACCTTTGTGATGCACGGCGATTCGAAGTAAAGCCCGATCTGATCGCTGATTTTCGAGAGATTCCGTTTCCGGATGAGAGTTTCCGGCTTGTCGTGTTTGACCCGCCGCATCTGTGCAGAGCTGGAAAGAGTTCATGGCTCGGCATCAAGTACGGTGTCCTCGAAAACACATGGCAAGACGACCTGCGACGAGGATTCGAGGAGTGTATGCGGGTTCTGATGGATTATGGAGTTCTGATCTTCAAGTGGTCGGAAGATCAGATTTCTACGGCGGATGTTTTGAAAATTATCCCTGAGCAGCCGTTGTTCGGGAATCGGAGAGGAAAGACAATCTGGCTAGCGTTTATGAAATTTCCGGAGGAGGGAGCGAATGACAGCAAAGGAATATCTCTGGCGCGTCCGTGATGCTGAGCGAGACTTGAAACGTCTTGAACAGGAGTATGAACAGGCAAAAGCCGACATCCTGCATCTGAAGGCGATTCAGTATGACGCAGACAAGGTCACCGGAGGCAGGATTGGTGACCTTTCGGATGCGATCGCGGCGATTGAGGGGTACATGGAGCGTCTGAATGCGCAGTGGGATAAGTTGATTGCGCTGCGCAAGGAAGCAAAGGTACTGATTGAGCGGATTGCTGACGGGCGGTATCGGGAGGTGCTGACGCGGCGATATTTGCAGGGGCAATCATGGGAGCAGATGGCAGTGGAGATGTTTTACGATTATCACCACGTTCATAAGCTTCACAAGTATGCGCTGATTGTTTTTCAAGAAGTTTTAGGTCACTGGATACAAAAAGACACATCAACCTGTGATATAGTATAAGCTGATAATCGAGGGTGCTGCAGGAGTGGCGCCCTTTTTGTATGCGTGCGAAAAATCGTAAGAAAATCGTGCGAAAAATGGTGATGATCCGCGCCGTTGCGGGATTTAATCGTAAGAAATCGTAAGATTAAAGGCAGGTGGTGAGCGTGTAGCATGGCGAACGAGCAGAATCTAATCCCGGGCACGGAGCGAAGCCAGAGCGAATCCAGAGAGAACGGGAGAAAGGGCGGCATTAAGAGCGGTGAGTCCCGCCGCCGTAAGAAAGCGCTGCGCACGGCGCTCAAGGAGGCGATTTCGCTCACACTGAAAGACCTCCATCCGGATCTTAAGAACGGGATTATGCGTGCCGCCAAAATCAGGGACGACGGACTCACGATTGGCGATGCGGTGCTTGGCAGTATTGTTCGAAGCGCCTGCGCAGGAGATCCCAAAATGATGAAGATCCTACTGGACACCATCGGCGAGAGCGCTGACATCCGTCTCCACGAGCGCGAAGTCAAGCTGAAAGAGAAAGCCCTTGACAAGGATCGGACGGAGAGAGCGTCACCGATCACGTTTGTATTCGAGAGAGGTGATGCAGAGTGAGTAAGCGGGTTGTCAACGTTGCGGAGCTGATAGCACCGAGCTTTGACGGTATATTCTTCGACGTGCAGGAGCATCGCTATACGCACTATTGGCTTGCAGGAGGGCGCGGATCCACGAAGTCAAGCTTTGCGTCGCTGTGCATTCCGCTTCTCCTGCTGCAGAATCCTGCGTGCCACGCGGTCGTTCTCCGTAAGGTCGCAAATACGCTGCGCAACAGTGTCTATAATCAGGTCGAGTGGGGGATTGACGCGCTGGGCCTATCCGATGCTTTTGTGGGCCGGGTGAGCCCGCTGTCATTCGAGTACCGACGCACGGGGCAGAAGATACTGTTTCTTGGTGTCGATGACAAGAACAAGGTCAAGTCACTCAAGCTGCCGTTCGGCTATGTCGGTATCGTGTGGATTGAGGAGCTCGACCAGTTCACGGGCATGGAAGAGATCCGAAGTCTCCTGCAGTCGCTCCTACGCGGCGGTGAGCGCTACTGGGTGTTTTATTCGTACAATCCGCCCAAGAGCCGTAATAACTGGGTCAATGAAGAGGCGCTGTTCGATCGCGATGATCGCGTTGTGCATTGTTCCACCTATCGGGACGTACCGCAGGCATGGCTCGGCGACCAGTTCATCGCGGAGGCAGAGCGCCTGCGTGAAAAGAACGAGACGCTGTACCGGCACGAATACCTCGGAGAGGTTACGGGCACGGGTGGCAGCGTATTTGATAACGTCGAGGGCGTGGAGCTGAGCGATGCGGATGTGGCAAAGTTCGACCGCCGCTACTTTGGCCTTGACTTCGGTTTTGCGGTCGACCCGCTGGCCTTTGTCGCGATGCACTATGACGCCAAACACGAGGATTTATACATCTTCGACGAAATCTACGAACAGCGGCTGAGCAACGCCCATGCAGCGCGGAAGATTCTGCCGCGTCTCTACGGGCATCACCTGACCGCAGATTCGGCGGAGCCTAAGAGCATCGCGGAGATGCGCAGCCTCGGACTCAATGTGCAGGCGGCACGCAAGGGGCCTGATTCCGTCGATTACGGTATCCACTGGCTGCAGGGGCGCAGACGCATCTACATCGATAAGCGCCGCGCGCCGAACACGTACCGCGAATTTGTCGGGTACGAGTACGAGCGCAACCGTGACGGGCAATTTATATCAGCCTATCCGGACAAGGACAACCACGCGATTGACGCGGTGCGCTACGGCACGGAACAGCTTGCGGCAGGAGAGCGCATCAAGGCGCGCCGTGCAAATATCTACTGAGGAGGGACACGATTGGACATCAACGCAATGGCAGAGACTTATCAGCTTCTGCGCGATGCATACTATGGCGATGGGCAGTTTAAGGACGGCGGGGCGCTTGTCCGGCACGCTCGCGAAAGCTCGGAGAATTATGCCAAGCGCAAAAAGCTCGCGTACTACCTCAACTACACAGGGCCAATCGTCAACGCATCTGTGGATCCGATCTTTCGCAACGAGATCAAGCGCGAATATACGGACACTGCAAAATTCAAGGTGTTTCTGGACGATGCGGATCGCACGGGCGCAGACCTGCAGAACTACATTCGCCGCCTCGCCGTCATGCCGAAGCTCTACGGTGTTGTCTACGTCATCGTCAACAACGAGCCGGAGATCGGCGAGACCGTGCAGGACAGCCTTGATAAGCGTGCGCTG